AGATATAGTATATTCTAACTTATATTTTTTTCCAACAACAGGAGTTTCTAATGTTTGAGTTAACGCCCCTTGACTTGAGCCATTTGCTATTGCTTTACCACCACTAATAGTCCAATTAGAAAGCTTTGTCCAATCACTATCTGTAGCAAAATCCCCATTAGTAACCAACTCACTCCCTAAAGCATCTTGATAACTGAAACCCTCGTAGTTTATACGTGGGAGGTTAGTATCGTCTGTAATTTCTATAACTGATATGTTTGTTATTGAGCCGTCAAAACCATTTGAATATATGTATATAGGACTATTATTTTGAGCAATTATATCGGCAGTTTTTACACCAACACTATTTTGATAATTTGTATTAGCACCTGCTCCATCAAAAGGTAAAGATACTGAACCGCTATTGTATTCTGTAATTTCTAAAGAAACCCTGTATGTATTACCGATTGTTAAAGAAGAACTACTTGTTAAATAACTTGAATTTACATCACTTGAAGCAACACCGTCTCCAATACTCCAACTTGTACCCAACGTCCAATTTTGCCCTATTTCCTTAACACTAATATTAGTTATAGATGCGTTGATACCATTTGATGGAGGTACTATTTTTAAATCATTATTAGATGTTGCCGTTACATATCCCGTATGTGTTCCTATTGTACCACCTTGTTCATTATTTTTAAAAACATCTGTACCACCAACAGATAAATAAACAAAACTTGTATTTATACTTTCAATAGTATAAGATACTTTGTAAGTCTTACCAATAGTTAATATATTAGATTGAGTACAATTTAAATAAGCAGATGAATTGCTTAAAATTACCTTATCCTCTCCTACACTCCAACCAGTTCCAAATGTCCAATCTTGCCCTACCTCAACTACTGAAACGTTGTCTATTGAGCCTGTAAAACCGCCCTCGCTACTTGTACCTTTAAATTTATAAAAAGTGTGATTTGATGTAGATGTTATATACTCCGTATATGTACCATTTGCATTTTGAGATGTTGCAAAAGTATTACCACCCCCACCACTAAATTGAAATCTTACTTTACCATTTTCATAACCACTTATTGTATAAACTATTTTATATATTTTATTGGCAACAGTAGTTTGATTTTGTTGTAGAAACGTATTAAGGGCTAATACCGCAACCGCCTTACCACCACTAATAGACCAACCCGTGCCTTTTGTCCAATCACTATCTGTATCAAACGAGCCATTGGTTACAAGTTCACTACCTTGCTGCGAAAAGCTGCCATTAGAAACCTCCTCTGCACCTAACTCACTGAAATCGCCATTCTGCACCAAGTTACTGGATAGTATCTGTACGTTTTCAACTAACCCTTGTGCGTTTACTCTTGTAGCCGCAGAGTTTCTGCTAAAATCAAAATCACCACTTCCATCACTTGGTTTAACACATAGTGCTTCGCCATTGTTATATGCGGTTGGTGTAAGTATAATTGATGCTTTTTCTAATAAATCCATTTATCCTATTATTTCTAATTCATCTAATGTTTCTGTGGTACAAGTTACATTTTCATAGTATGTTGATCTTGCTTCTAGTAATTCTAATAATGCTGGTACTGCACTACACCCAGCATATTCTTTGTAGACTAAACCCCAATTTACTGTGTTATCACAAACACCTCTACCCCACCAACTCTTTGAATATATTTCGTTTGCCATTACTTTTTCTTTTTTTTCTTTTTAAGAAATACCTTTAATTTCTCTATGTTCTTTGCTTTTGGTTTGTACCTCATAATACCCAACCATTAAATGTAGCCTCATAACTCGGATAAATATCATCATTGACATTATTAGTGTACTCTGGATATGTAGCTTGGTTAAAACTCATAAAGTCTATAAAACGTCTTGAATACCATTCTGCATTTGTTCTTGCTTTCTCAACTAAAAAATCTACCTCGTTTTTATCTACGTTTTGTGCGTTTTCAGATGTATGTTTATACACACCACCATTCTTAATTTGATAGGCTGCAAAAGGTATGTAGTTTGATTGTGCATACCAGATCAACATATTTACTATATAATCATCTAAAATAGTTTTCCATCTTGCATTTGCTGGTAAATCAATTCCAGAAACAATAGCATCGGTTAAACCATCGTACATTTTAGTTCCAATGACTTGTTGTATGTCTATCTGTTGTGCGATCTTGATAAACTGAATAAACTTGTCAGTATCTACATTACCATCAATGATAGAGTTTCTTACTAAATCGGTTCTATTTATAAATAATACTGTTGCCATATTTTTCTAGTTTGGGTATGCACCTCTATTTTTCATATCAGTTGGTGCAATACCAGCTTCTTTGTATTCACTTCCTTTTGGTTGAAATTCGTTTGGTATTGATTTAACTTCTTTACCTTTTGATATGTATTTTTCTGTTTCACTTTTCATTCTATACAATTCTTCTTGCCAGTAGTGACCGCAATAAATACCACCCTTAAACTTAAATAAAGAGTAGTTTTGTCCCTTATGACCAAAGTTATTGTTTACACCAGAGAAAGATGCATTGTCTATGTCTTCTTTTCTATAAACAACACCCTTTGATGTTCTACCCATCATAGTTTTGCAAAAGTCCCTACTATTTGCAGATGATTTTCTTTCTTGGTATGTGTATCTGATCTTGTAAAATGATTTATCTAGTTTACTTTCTTCATTAGGTTTAGACTTTATAAAATCTGCAAACTTTCTTATTCTTGATAGTTTTCTTTTTATAAGTGAATTTGCCCAATCTTCTGTGCTTTTGTTATCTTCTGAATATTCCCTAGTTTCTACTAGTTCATAATCATCACCTATTGTTTCATATTCAAGGTTTGCTAGAATAGCACCAGCCATTTCATCTGTAAGTTCTTGCTTTAATGGTACACAATTTGGTACTTCTTTACCATCTTTAGTTTTTGTTCCTATCTGCTCATATCCATCCCAACAAGGTGCTTTAAGTTCTTCGTGTGATACACAAGGCATATAATAAACAACACCCTCAATTTCGTGTTCGTGTGATCCACCACAACCCATTTCTTCTGCTACTCTTTCTGCTTCTTCTTTGGTTTCGTATGCTTGTTTACCATCAATGGTTTTTAAATCAACAGACAATTCAACACCAGTTTCTTCTTCAATAGTTTCTTTGTCTTGTAAGTCTTTATCTACTTCTGTAAACTCAAGAGGTTGTAAGGTCGTAAAGTATAGGTTTAAGCTTATTTCATTGTAAGCTAGTATTTGGTCAAAGTTATCTATTAAAAGTTCTTGAAATGGTCTTATTACGGTGTTATCCATCAAAAGAGATGCAGTCTTTATTTCTTCTGCGTTGTTACCTAAACCACTTCCATCTTTTATACCTAATAACATAGGTGATACAATACGATGTGCAACCATTATTTTTTGTGTGCTTTCTTCACTCAAGAATTGGTATTGGTTGTGTGCATCACTTAATTGTACTGGTGTTATTTCTGCCTGGCTTTCTTTATTGTCATTAAAAGCCAAAATGAACCGCCCAGCATTAGAGCTACCAGAAAATTTTTGTGCTATCTTGGTTTCTATTAATTGTCTTTCTTGTTGGTTCGGAGTGCCATTATTAAAATTAATGAGCATCGATGGGCTCAACCCTGAACGTATATTATTGATGTGATAATTTGATACTTCTTCTTCTAATTCTGCATACTGCAAACCACCTTGATAGTCTACTGGTGAGTAGTAATAAAAACCACTCTTGTATGGTTTGATGTATAGTATCTCTATATTTTCCTTTGACATACCAAAAGCTGGTATTCTTAAAGGTTCATCAGTTTTTTTTATGTTTTCCCAATCATTAAAATAATAATAAGCTGGTACTTCACCATCTTCATTACATTTTTCTGCTCTTAATGTTTCAATAGGCATATGCTCTAGTTGTGCAATCTTGCTTCTATTCTTTGAGTAGATAACTTGTACTGCACATTGCCCCATAAGTTTAAGATCATAGCATAGCCTCCTTACAACATCTTTTTTAAACAAAGAAACCATTTGTGCATATTCGTTTGGTTTTTTATTGCTATCTGTATCATTTAAACCTTTTCCATAAAT